CGTCATGGAATACACGAAGAGGCTGTTCCTTATCATCAACGAACTTGAGAATGTTCTCATGCCCGAAGTGGGTGTCACTGATTACAAAAATATCTCTCACTTGAACCCCGCAAACTTAACTTTGTCGAACTTACTTACCTTCTTATTACGTTCTGTATCTTCGTCGCCAAATTTACTATTATCAAAAACTGATTTCGATTCAGAACCATCTAAAAGATCATCCTGAGCAGATTGCTCGCAATCGTAAAGTCGCATTTTTGCACGATCGATGCCAAGAACAAACCTACGATTATTCCCTGGATCATTATAGCGATTCTTGAGTTGCTTAACCATAATCTGACCGAACTCTTCCAGTTTTTCGTTTGTGTGTATTCCAAACATAAAATCAGCTGTGGCCGGGAGTCCAAAGGATTCTGATGTATCTTCCAACCCCAAGTCGCTGTTCGAATATCCGCTTCGAGTTGTTTGAGTCGCAGAGACGACAGGAACATTGAACTCGACTGCCAACCCTCTGAGCTCTTCGGCAATTGCTTTGACAAGGGTATAAGAATTGACGTTGGCTCCATGACGAATCCTTGATGATGCACAGATATTCAAATAGTCAATAAAGATAATATCAGGTACAAAGTTTCTCTTAATTTTAAGTTCATTAATGAGATGACGAAAGTTAGCAGAACCTGCCGATGCAGTTGGATATTCTTTGACAATTAACTTACCCGTTGTTTTAGCACGTACGCGTTCAATCCTTTTATCAAACACATCCTTTGGTATAACTGCCAATTGATCAAGAGGTAAGTCAAGCAAATTAGCATCAATACGTTCGGCAATACGTTCCTCAGCCATTTCAAGAGTGATGTATAAAGCATTATAGCCTTGAATAAGATGACTAGCCGCAAGGTGACACATAAATAATGACTTACCAACACCAGTACCGGCAAGACAAATGTTTAATGTTTTCTTAGGTAACCCACCGCCGGTAATTTTATTAAAGTATTCAAGATCAAATGGAATACGTGTTTCTTTTTTATGATAGAACTCAAACCGAGAGTCAGCATCCTCTATAAAGTCGTGACCAATATGAGGATCAAAAGAAACACCAAGAGCATCAGATAAGATCTTGGGGATACTTCCCTTACCTTCAACTGTTTGCTTATTTTCAAGTATTTGAATTGACGACATAATAGCATTATAGATTGCTTTTTCTTGACAAAACTTCTCAGTTGTATCAAGCAACCACTCAAGTTTAGTGTCCTTATCAACATCAAGTTTTTGAATAGTATCAGCAACCTGCTTAAACACTAATTCACTTACACCTGTCTTATTTGATAAGTCAATAGCCAATGCTTCCTTGGATGGAAATGCATTATACTTGTGAACGTATTCGGTAATTAGACCAAACAGAGTTCTATCTGCTTGATCACCAAAATATTCTTCTTTTAAGAATGGTATGACTTTACGGGCATAAGGTTCGTTGAATAGTAAGTTAGCAAAGATTGTATTAATCTCTAACGACATCAAAAGCCTTTACTTGATTTTCTGAAAAGACACCCAGAACCCAATTCTCTGCAGCATCTTCAACATAATGAATTGAATTGTTTAAGTATTCAATAGAATGATAATAATCATTATTGATATAAAAGTCAACCACAAAATGATCATCAACCAACTTTACAGTAGCATGACGATTACCATTTTCACTCATATGTTCACTCAGAATCTTCATTGTCATCATCACTCTCCATTATAGCACTTAATGCAATCTTATATTTCTTTTCAATAAAGGTTGAAAAGTCAGTCTCCTTAAAGACTTTCATCCAGAATTCCTTATTATCAACAATATCATTGGCACGCATATTAGGAGCAAGAACCTCACCAGTTTCCATGTCAACTCGAGCGTACCAACCAGCCTTTGGTTTAATAATATAACCACCATCAAGAGCTACATCAAGGAGACCAGACCAACGATTAATACCACCTTCAAATGAAACTGTGATAGGAATCTTTGACTTTTCTCTCACATAACGGGACTTCTCGATGTTAATAACAAAGTGATACCCTTGAATACCCTCGGAATCTTTATCTTGTTGACGACCAAGGATCCAAATAGCATCAGCTGAGTAATAAGAACCAGTACCACCACCAACAATATCTTTTGGGAACATACCAATTTCTTTGTATGTATGATTAACTACAACCATTGGAATATCTTTAAGAGTTAAATGTGGTGTAATCATACGGAACAATGACTTAAGTTGTTTTGCACGAGACATATCAGCAACTGATTTACCATCAAGAGCATCATCAACTTCTTTCTTTGATGCCAAATTACCAATAGAGTCGATCACAATAAGAACACGATCATCACGACCAAGTTCTTTTAACTGAGCCATAATATCAAACTTTAACTGTTCGATGTCTGTGATCGGAGTATGAACCACGCTATCAAAAGGAATACCAAACGTTTCAAAATAAGACTGAGGAGTACCAAACTCAGAATCATAAAACAATATAACACCATCTTTATATTTCTTTAAGAAAGAGGAAGCCAATAAAAGAGCAAAGCCAGTTTTAAAGTGCTTAGAAGGACCAGCAAGCATTGTCAAACCAGGAGTCAAACCACCATCAACTGTGCCGGATAATGCAACATTAATCATTGGAACTGAAGTAGGAATCATATCTTTCTTTGTAAAGATTTTGCTATCTTCCAAAGTAGAAGTCAATTCAACAGTACTATTTTTAATCAATTTATCCTTAAGTGACATTATCTTCTCCTAGCACATCATCTTCAATAGTTAATATATCATTTCTTTTATAATTTGTCAACCTATTTGTAGCTAAACCGTGGTTAGCAGCAAGAAGCAACACAACAGCAAGAGGATCAAAAACAAATACAAGTAGAATAATAACACCTCGTACGGCTCGTTCCAATTGGTCCTCATCTGAAGAATCATAGACCATAGCGGCAATATATTTGATAGGACCGACTTCTGCTTCAAGCTTTTTGATAGATGATTGAAGCTTGACTCTCTCTGTTGTGAGGTCTGCAATGGTTTTATTGTGATCTTCTTTACGTTTGACAAGGGAGTCTCTATTCTTTCTCTGTTGATCTGCTGCATGTAAGGAACTTGCCGCCTGACCTCTATCTGTCATTTTAGTAACAGCAGCATCAATCTGGGCAATTTGTTTATCAAGATCTGCTATTTCTTCCTTCTCGGAAGTTAACTTTGATTGAATAATTTCAAGTTGATCTGCTTGTCCGGTATTAATATTAAGCTGTTGTTCGATGTGTGCCTTTGATAGGAAACCAAATACACCCATGCTTGAGATAAGCATCAATACAAGAACAGCAATAGTTAAATATGTTTTAAGAAAAAGTGGAGCGGATTTCCAATTACGATAGAGCCAGCTTGTTGTGACTAACTTACCAAGCTCTAATGCTACACCCATAATAACAATAGGATAAAATGCTGCTGAGAATATAGCAGTCAATCCTATGATAGAATAGTAAGCTGATACTCCTGATACTGTAAATGCAACAAGGAGTGCTAAATAATTAACCATCTACAAAGTTATTTACCTTCTTGATGAATGCTTCAATCTTTTCGGCACGATTTGGCCAGAGGATATATTCTTTATCTGGACCCTTAGCCAAATTATTGAGTAATGGCATAATCATATCACGAAGTGCTTCAAGTTTAGTCTGAGCTTCCGTTGTTGCTTTTGCTACAACTTTACTTTGCTCTTCAACTTTCTTCTTGAGCATTTCCTCGTGTGCTTTTAATTCAGCTTCTGATACTAGACTGAAGCCAAAATCATTATCCATTGCCATTAGAAAAACTCCTCTAGTGTTCTTTTATCTTCTAGACTCCAACCTATAACGTCGGTGATGTGAGTGAGAGGAGCAATAAAACTCTTCTCGAATTGCATGTCTAAATCAATATACTTATCCAGTTCAAACTCTTTCGGAAGTGTATCAGGGCAAGCAATAACTGTATCGTGAACTGGATTTGGTTTCTTAAGATAAGTAAACCTGATCTTATCACCGTCAGTCAATGGTGGAATATTCTTAACCTTCTTACGCTTAAGCATATCATTAAAAAGAAGAGCACCTTTAACTTGAATTGGTGTTCCTGTTTTATAGATTGATGTAGGTGAACTATATTCTTTCATACCGTTTAGACCACGGGGAAAAGCTATTTGTTCAAAAGGAAGTTTTCTGAACTCTTGCTCAAAATGTCTAACAAAGTTTTGAAGTTCACTTTGATTACCATTCATAATAATAGAAAATGCTTCCTTAATCTTTTCTCGACAAGCTTGTGGTGTTGATGATCGAACCGCTTCAATGCCAGTCATCTTTAGTTTTGGCTTTTCAAATTGAACACCCTCAATGTTCCATGCGTTGAGGATATACATTTTCTTACCACGCCAGATACCTTTGTTAGCAATTGTTTCTCGTTTCATTTGCATCTTTTGCTGATATGCATTCATCATATCCGAAAGCTCTTGGTAACAAGCATCGATGTAAGGTTGGATTTTTTGCTCGCAGAATTGATCTATTGTTCTGACTGCTTCAAGATCATCACAGCCCTCTGGTATAAGTCTTTCAAATGTAACGTAGATTGAATCCGTATCGGATGCGATAACATAGTCATCAGATTTTGTTTTACATAACTTGTTGAAGTACGCATTGATTTTCTTTTCGATCCACCTAATAGAGAGCTGACCTGAAGTGGTAATCGCTTCTGCATGATTAAAATTGAACCATCTGAAGTACGCATTACCCAAAGCGCCGTAAGCCGAGTTGAGCTGAATCTTTTTTGCCATTTGCATGTTGTGGTAGCGAGCAATGAGTTTTTCATCTTCCTTACTTTTAGTTTTTTCATATCTCTGCTTGGCTTCCAGCATTTTCTTTTTGTAGACTGTTCTATCCTCATACATTTTCTCCATTAGTGCAGGAAGAAACCCTTGTTTGTCCTTACGATATGTGCAACCATTAGCAGCATATGCTATCATACCGTCACGATATTCCCAAGTACCGTTCAGCATATAATCGATAGAAGGAAACTCGATTCTTCCAGCAAATGTCTCTGGGCTGATGTTATATTGCATAATGAGATGCGGATACAGGCTGTTCAGGTCGAATGAAACAATCCACTTATGCATTCCAAGTTGGACATCCTTTACAAATCCACCAACAAGTGGTTTATCATCAGGTTGTTTCTTAAACTGTGGAATCACTATCTTTCTTTCCAGAAGATAGTTATGAATGATTGTATCCCAAGCACGAACTGTAGTCAATGTATCTGAATAATTAATCTTGGCATCATATGCAAGTGCCATTACTTGTTCAAGGAATTTTAACTTATCATCAAGTCGTTCAACAAGCACGCAATCATGAATGTTGTACTCGATGAACTTCTGATGATTATTCTTATACAATTCAAGAAGTGATCCATACTCAGAGTAATCAATTTTCTTTTCACCAAGTTCTATCTGAGAGATAAAGTCAAGTTTATAGGACTCTTGATTACCAAAACTAAACTTACGATACAAATGATAATAGTCAAGAATTGTAATACCACCAAAGAAGAAATTTTGATTGGCTTTACCATGAAATTCTACTTCGCGTTCCTCGAGGATACCCCACGGAGAAAGTTTCTTTGGATTCATACCAAGTGCTGTAATACGATTAACGATGTAGGGAATATCAAAGAACTCAATGTTCCAACCAGTGACGATGTCAAGATCAAGTACTTTCCAACATTGAAGGAACTGATGAATAAGTTGTTGTTCTGTTTCTGTTTTGATATAGAATGTATTAGGATCATCAGTGACAAAATTCCCACGACCAAATACATAATTCTTACCACGACAACGAATTGTAATAGCTGTAATAGGTTTATCCGCCTTACGAATGTCAGGAAAACCATCATCAGCTTCACACTCAATATCAAGTGTTCCGACTTTAACTAGTGCTGGATCATAATCAATATCGCCTGGATAGTTGTCAAAGATGTATACATAAGGCCAGTTATTATAGCCAAAGATTTCTCTATTTGTAACATCTTCATTTGATTTTAGAAAGTCACGGGCTTCTCTAATCGTATCAAATGTAATCTTAGAGACTGGTATACCTTCAAGTGTTCTATATTCACCGGCTTTGTGTGCTGAAAATAGATAAGGGGAATACTCAATAACTTCCTCTACACGAATACCCATATTGTAACCACGAAGGTAGATTTTGTTTCCCTTCATGTGCACGTTCGTGTAAAAGTTTTTCATCAAGTACTCCCCATAACTTATTAAGCATAATATAACATCCTATCAAAAATGTCAACCGAAAAGAGTGAGAGCTTCCTCAAATAGTTCTTTTCTTTCTTCAAAACCAATAGTACCACCATTAATCTTCTTTGTCACAGTTAGAACATCTTGTTCATCTGACCATTTGTTAAGATTATGTTTATTCCAGAACCACCCAGCAGACATTGCCGCACCTTCCGGCGTTGAAAGATATTCAACCGCAGCATCAACATTCATACCTATATCGGCAGCAAATGCTTCATAGTTTGTACGACCTGTAAGCTGAATCAAACCGCGTCCATGAAATTTCCAACCATCACCTGAATCTTCATCACCATTACCCATACGATCAGCATAAACACGGTTAGCAATCTTTTCTGGGTTATGTGCATAATCATTTGCATCAACGTCACGGAAATACTTTGGAAAAGTTCTTTCAAGACCTTCTGCTTTATAGTTTAGATTCTCTTGTGTGTGATTAAGTCCACCCGACTCGTGACCGCATTGTGCTAGAAACATACAAATACGATTAGTATTATTAATCTCAAATTTGTCAAAAGTTTTATTGAGTGGATCTACATAAGAATCAATCAATGATTCCTTGGTGTCCTCGAAGAAGGACTGAAGTTGTTCTTTGGTAATTGACATAATGTACTCCTAAAATGAATAGAGGGAGATTGCTCCCCCTCTATTTAACCATCAGAATACACGACTCGGAATTCTTTGAATCACAGACTTCATAACAATATTGTGTATCTCATTTCTTGAAATACCAAGATCCATAAGTTCGCGATCTGATAGTGTGTTCAACTCATGAAAAGTTGTATTATAGGCAAATGTGCGGCGGAGCCACTTCATTACCTGATTAAAAATGTACATTATTTCTTTCCTTTAGCTAGAAGCTCAGGAGTTGCAGGGAGTTCATCTTCAATGTTAATCTTCTTTGGTTTTTTATCTTCAGGGATAATATGTTCCAACCACACCTTTAAGAGACCATTTACATATTGAGCATTGTTGATAACAACATCATCATTAAGCATGAAAGTACGCTCAAAAGGACGAGCAGAAATACCTTTATAAAGATATTCAGTTACCTCATCTTGAGATTCAACTTTACCGGCAATACGAAGTTTATTATCTTCAAGAGTCATTTCAATGCTGTTCTTTGGAAAACCAGCAACTGCCATCTCTAAAAGATATTTATTATTATCGGTCTTTTTAATATTAATTGGAGGATAGGCAGATGAAGCGGTATTAGCAGCCTGATCTACAACTTCTTGAACACGAGCTAGGAATTTGTCGTGACCAATAAAGAATCTATCAAATTTTGGAAATTGTGCGAACGTATGATCGAAATAGTTTGTCATATAGACCTCCTTTAAGGGCAAGGTTAAGATTTCTGAGACCCGAATGGCACCTCTAGTTTAATATAATTACACCAACGTCATTTGTCAATAGGTCAGTGTAATTTTCTTTGCAACATTTCTTTTGTAGTTACAAAGAGATCTTGAAGCGTGGTTGAGCATATGTATACTGGAGTAAGCCCAGCATCTCTAAACTCATATCCGGCTTTAAGAATTCTACGAAATGAATTATCCTCGACATCAGAGCAGGCATCAGCACAATACTCGACAATATCTTCAGGAACTAATTGAAGGCCACTAACTTCTGCTTTGTTGAACATCTCAACCTCCATTACTACTATTTATATAAATATCCTAAAGTGGAGGATATTATGCTTTTCAAATTAAAACTATATGCATTCATAGCTGTTATTATCTTTGGTATGGCCGGTGGTCTTTATCAAAGCTGGAAGCACCAGATTGAAGCAGAAGAACTTGCCAAATTTAATCAAGCTCAATTAGAACAAACACAAAAAGATCAAGCTGAATACCAACAGAAGATGGAAGCTATTCAGCAGAATCAACTTGAGATTATTAAGAAAAACGAAGAAGCAAAAGCTGCTCTTGAAGCAAAGCTCAATGCTGTGGGTGAATTTCTAAACTCTGACGCTGCTAAGAAAGAAGATGTTAAGTCATCTGAAATTCTTAAGCAAACTATTCTTAGATTACAAGGACCAGTGAAATGAAGAAAGTTTTAGTATTGTTTGCAGCTCTTGGTTTAGCTGGATGTGCGCATGATGGAATCGGTAAACCAGATCTTATTGTTACAAAACAAGTTGTGGTAATGCCCGATGAAAGTCTGTTTCACTGCCCAGACGTTAGAAAGTTTCCTGATGTATCAACTTTGACTGATATTGAAGTTGCTAAGTTGCTTGTCAATCTTCATGCCAACAACACACTGTGTCAGAAGAACATCAACTCAATTCATGAGTTCTTAACAAACGCAAAGAAAACTACGGAAACAAATTAGTTCCCGTAGTATAACTTATCTGGGTTGTCGGATAGAAAACCCTCTGCAAAAACGAGAGCTGATTCCTCAGTATGCTCGGTCATATTTGCTTCTGGGTACCATTGAAGAAGATCGAGAGTTTCATCTTCAACATCTTCAACGCCATACATTACAACATAT